GCTGTGTAGACACTTATTGTTATATGTCTAGGTATAATGGTAAAAGAGTTTTTGTTAATAAAAACGTAGATGAAATATTTCAGTCTGTGGTTGATTGGGAAAAAGGTTACTATAAGATGCCTGATCAACAAGACCCTATATATACTATGGTAGATGTTGCGTGCAATTCAGATTTAGTCTTGATGCAGAAACATATGCCAGAACCATTGATAGATTATCTAAAAAGATATGATAATCATCCGCAACTAAATACTACAATGGCCACTAAGTATCCAGGATTATTAAAACTAGATGTAAATCATTTTAATAAGCCACCAAGAGTGCGTGTAAGTCTTATGCCTCAAAAGTATTCTAATATATTAGAACCTAAGATGCAGAAAATTACAAGGCGTATTGGAGATGTTAACCGTTTAAAAGGATTAGGATGGCAAGTTCATCTTAACTATAGTCCTTTAGTATTTTATCCGGGGTGGAAAGAAGAGTATAATAGTTTATTTGAAGAGGTTAAAGCTAATGCAGGCACAAATAAGTGTGAGGTAATAGCATTAACAAATCATAGGAATCAAATGGCTAAAGCTTCACCAGAAGCCCAGGAGTTGATGAGACGTTCTTATGAAGTTAAGAACAAATCAGGAGTAATGAGATATCCTTTGCAACATAAAGGCAGATTACTGAGAGAATTCAAGGAGATATATAGTAAATATTTTCCTTTAAATACAATAAGATATATATTTTAATTTGCTGACTCAAATTAATTTACTATATTTACACTTTAAAAGTTTAACAATATGGGATATAAAAAACCAACAGGTGTGACTAGACAATTTCTAGAAACATACCCTTTACCAAATCATGGTAAATCTTACACAGTTATCTCACATAAAGAAGTGATAGATAACACTATGAACTTGCTTAACCAAAGCGGGTTCACTATAACAAAAGAAACCTATAGATGTAATATGGGTGCAAATGTAGCCCAGGGAATATATTATGTTAGGCCTAACTCAACAGATACGCAAGTAAATGAAGAAGCAGAGCTTGGCATGATGTTTAGCTGGACTAATTCATATGACAAAAGCACAAGATTTCAGTGTGCTGTAGGTGCATATGTAAAAGTTTGTGGTAATGGTATGCTAGCAGGAGAAATGATGAATTTTAAAAGAAAGCATACAGGGTCTGCAAACTATGATGTAAAGATGCATATGTCTGATCAGATAAAAAATGCTGAGAAGTATTATAAAAGACTGATAGGAGATAAAGAGTATCTTAAAACTCTTACAATTGACTGTAGAGAGGCATCAGAATTAGTTGGAAGGTTGTTTATTGATGAAGATATACTTGACTCACAACAAGTATCTATGATTAAGAGAGAGATGGATAAGCCATCTTTTGATTATGGAGTAGATAATAATACTGCGTGGGCCTTTTATAATCATGTAACGCATGCATTAAAGAAAGCACACCCAAGAGACTGGTTGACAGATCAGCAGACCTTTCATGATTTTATAACAACTGAATTAATAAATAAGAATATGTTTGGAAATTTAGAAATTAATACTGACAATAGTCTGATTGGTATCACAATGGAAGATGTAATAGATGTTGATGAGCAATTAGACCCAAGTATTACCAGTAAGCATTTAATGCAAGAGATGTATATGGGCAGAATATGAGCACCAATGTAACAATAATTGTTATTGTGTTGATATTCGTCATAGGATACGTTCTCTTCTGGAGAAAGCTAGGTGAATAAAGGGACTAAACCAACCACATTAGGTGGCAACTACGCCATAATATTAATGATATTAAATGTTTAACCTAATGTGGGTCCCTCACACCTTTTAAACTAACCAATATGAAATGGAAAGAAACGCAACTAACAGAACCCAAGGAAAGAGCAGCTAGTATATTGGAGAACATGGGAGCTGAAGATGGGCATGTGCACATCCTACAGTTACAGTACTTCTGTCAGAATAAGACTTTTAGTAACTTATTAGAATATTGGCAGATCGTTGAAACTCAATTTAAAAAACTAAAGAATGAACGCTAAAGAAAGAAAAGAAAGACCGGTATTTACTGGTGTAATAAAATATTTTCCTCTTGCTATAATGGAAATAGCACGTGTGTCGTTGCAGGGTAATAAGCAACATCACCCAGATAAACCCTTACATTGGGATCGTAATAAGTCAACAGATGACTATGATGCCCTTGCTAGACATCTAATAGATGCGGGTACTATAGACTCAGACGGAATTCGTCATACTGCAAAAGTAGCTTGGCGTGCACTGGCCTGTCTTGAAAAAGAACTAGAAGCTGAGAAGCAAGATTATTATGTTGAGCAATATAATAGGAATCGTGAAACTAAAGATCATATAGTAAATCCTGATGATATTATAAGCGGAACTGAAACAGCCTACGTAGATGGAGGCGTGTGAAGCTAAGAAGTGCTCATCGTGTAATGTTACCAATATAATTATAGACAAAGAAAAACAAACTCATTGTCTAAATTGTGGAGAAAAATTATAAAATATAACTATTGATTATTTTCAAAGTTACCTGTAAGAATACCTTGCATTGTACTAGTGTGTGTATTACCACTAGGTCTAAAACCTCCCTTACCTGTTGCTTGATTTTTAACCACTGATCCACCAGCCCTTATCTTAGGACTGTGTGGACTCATTGGATTAGATGCTTTATTAGTTACTTGTTTACCCATTATAATATAAAGTTATGATTTAATAATGACTGTCTAACTGCATTGTAATAATCAGATGCTTGTGCACCATCTGCAATTGTACCTGGATAACCTCCATTAGTAAATCCAACAGCAGTAGTTGGGAATGGTCTCATGATAGGTGGTACAGAGTTATATTCAGGGAAGAATGTCTCTGTAGTTTGATTATATGCTGTAGCTGGTATATTCTGATTTGGAACAACTGAACTTACATTTGCTGCTGTTCCTACAGCAAATACACCATCAAATCCTACCATAGATGTAATTTCGGCTACAGGTGGATTATTACCTGGTTGTACAGGGAAGAATGTAGCTCTAAATGTTACACCTGATGGTAATCCAGTTAAATAAGTTTTTGCATTTTGTACATCAGTTACTACATTAGTGTTTGTTGCATTATCTCTGTTACCCCAACCAGTTCCTGTTGTTAGATTCATATCATAACCACTACCTGTTTGACCACTTGACTCATCATACATAATCATTTGTACTATAGTTGTGGCACCATCAAACCAACCACCAGCATTAAGTGATGAATTTAAGCTTCTATTTCTTATACAATCTAGGAATCTTTCTACACCACCATGACACCATACAACATGTGAGTCATATCTGTCTGAACCATTTGTAGCACGGTCTGTGTTACCACTTTGTTCTGTGCCGCCAGTTGCATAAAAGTCTTGTAGTAGGTTTCTAAGATTACTAGTATCATTATAGTCTGCTGATTTCATAGCATCCGTCATCTCACCTGTTATTAGTACATTAGTTGGACAGTTGTGAGGTTGACTAAGAGTAAAGTTATGTGGAGAATTATTTCCTCCACCAACATTCACTGCTGTAATTGTAGTACCAGCAGTAATACCTGGACCTGATAGTTCCATACCTACTTTCCATGCTAGATGAGCTTGTGATCCGCTACCTCCTCCACCAGCATTAAATCCTGTGTCTGGTGCTACATCAACTCTTCTTACTCCACCTCCACTGAAATTCATCTGTAAATTAGTTGTACTTCCTCCTGTATTGGCGTTATTTGTTTGTGCAATTACAAGAGCTTGACTTGACATTGCAGCAGTTTCTCTAATAGTATCCATCATAGATCCTGATGAATCCATCCAGAAATTAAAGTAAGTATCTTTATCTGGAACAAGACCTGCAATATTACATGATTGTTGACTAGAGTTAGGAGGAGTATCAGGGTCAGTTACAGTAATAATTAGAGTAAAAGTTCCTCCTGTTACAGGATACGTACCTGTTATAGTTCCAGTACCATTACCATTATATGTATTAGTTAACCAATTAGATGCACCAGTTAAATTGTTTCCTGCTGAATCTTGTAATACAAAAGTAACAGTTAAACTAGATAATGGGTGATCTGGATCTGTTACAGTATAATTATATGTATAAGTATTACCACCAACTAATGAACTTGTGTCAGGGCAACTACTTGTAAATACAGGTGGTTCTGCTACAGCTATGACATTTATTGTTTCTGTAATAACATCAGTTGAACAGTATCCGTCAGATGCAGAATAGGTAAAACTAACAGTTCCAAAGAAATTAGCATTTGGTGTAAATGTATATGCTCCAGTAAGTGTATTAAATTGTAAGTTCCCATTAGGTGTTAAACCACTTGCATCAATTAAAGTGTAAGTTAAACCATACCCCCCAAAGCCATCATCAGTAACATTAACTGATGTAGTTAATACTGTATCTTCATCTATAGTATGTACACCATTAACTCCGGTTGGACATTGATTAGCAGAAAATAATTTACAACATGAGTCCCAGAATAAAACGTTATTAGGTTGTCCTGGTGCTTGATAGTTTATATAGTGCATCTTAAGTGACTCACCAAATAATAGTGTGTCAGTATTTAGATAACCATTATTTGCTCCAGTAGCCCAAGAAACTCTATTGCTCCATGACTCACCTATAACACCCCATCCATCAGGAAATTGTATAACGTTCTGTGCTAGAGTTGTACCAGTCTTAACATTTTCTGCAATAACATATCCTTCTTGACCATCAGTCAAGTTAATCATACCTTTAATTGGTTTGAATGCTACAGTTGAATCATCAAGAGGTACGTATGCATTTAAGAATGTTTGGTTCCAGTCATCAGTTGTACTCATAGTAAGAGTATCAAAACCTACTGGAGGTACAATAGTTGCTACATCTCTAAACTTAACTTCATTTGCAGCACCTGTATCTCTTACTAATACTTCAGTAAGTGTATCATCTTGTGCTACAGTATCTAAGAATAATTCTTTTGTTTGTTGTAGCTTACCATCATTAGTAACCTTAGTAGCAGGGCTAGCAGAATTACCGTCCTGTATAAGCAATGAACAACCTAAAGTCTGTGAATCTGGTGTCCATAATGGAATTCTATATACGTCACATACTTCACCTACAATTGCTGCTGGATTATCTTGCCAAGAGAAAGTAGTACCATCAGAAATAAGAATCTGATCTGCAGTACCAATAGGCAATTCTACCTTAAGGTTGTTAGGATCTCCTTGCCATAATGCACCATATGTAAGATATTCTACTACATCATCATCATGCCAAACAACTCTACCATCTGCAAGACCGACAAGTACTTGTGATGCTTGACCTATATTACCTTGTGAATCATACACTGGCCCATTAAGAATGACATTTGAGTTTATGGTTGTTGTCTCAGCTGGAACACCTGGGACATCAGTACCATGTACTACATTCACATTTGCTGTAAAAGTAGTTCCGTCCATTGTAAAATTAGCATCATCTTCTAATTCACCATCAACACCTACAATAACTACACGGTCATTTGTTAAGTCTAGAATATTTGCTGAACCTGCAGTAAGTTGTAAGTCTACTATAAGGTTACCATTGTTTACTGTAATAGTATCTCCTACAGCATTCTGAGTTATAATAGAATCTTTTAATGTATCCCATGCACATGATCCTTCAGGAGTAGTATATACAGGAATAAAGCCTTCATTTCCAGAGCCTGGTTGTGTTCTTGTTAAATCTTCTGTAACCTCACATACTAGATCACCAAACTTTATAACAAAAGGCTCCATCTTAGGGTTGTAAACTGCACCTGTATTAAGTGTGCTATTATGATAAAGTTTACCAAACTCAAAATGATCTCTTATTTTGTCTAGTTTCTTCTTCTTTTTATTTCTTTTTAATAGGCCTAAGACCTCTTGTATATAAACACTCATTTTTTTAGTTTTTAAATTGTATCAATAGTTGGATCATAAATTACTATATTAACTGGTGCATTTACATCAGCTCCTGTTCCACTTGATGTTAATAGTTTAGTTCCTATAATGCAGCTGGTTGTTCCTTTTGCTCTAACATAAGTATGATATTCTCTTGTAACATCCTCAGAAGTAACTACTACCATATAGTTGGTAGTGCTCAAAGCAGTAGGCCAACTTAATGTTGTTGCTCCGGTTCCATTTGATGATGCAACTAATGTTCCCATTTTAGATCTACCTGGGTTGCTTAGTGTTGAACTACCTGTAGTAAGTGCACAGAAAGCTGCAGGCATAGCAACGGTTAGACGTGAAATATACCTTTCAAACATTTTCTCAAAGGTAACTTCATAAACTTGGTTTCCTCCTTCCTGGTTATTAAAGATGATTGTATCTTGATCTAGATTTGGTAAATTACCTGTTGCATCTACTGCACATTTTATAACGTTTGTTGATCCGTTATATTCTACCTCAATTTTTCCATTATTAGTTAATTCTGTTGAGTCAATACCACAACCTGCAGTCATACCTGCATTAGATGGTTGACTCCAGTTTCCTGTTGCATCTAAATAGAACTTTTGGTTACCTGGATCAGAACCATATGATGGTACATGACCCACTTTAGTTCCTCCTGCAAATGCATTTGATGTAAGTGTCAATACACCTGTACCCCCTATGTTTCCAGTTAAAGGTGCACCTGTACTAACATTAAGATTAAATGAAAGACTGCTCACACCAGGTGCTGTACCTGAAGTAATAGATGTAATATGTCCTTGTGCATTTGTGACAATCTGAGTTGGAAAAGCATATGTACCAGCAGATCCAAAGTTGTCGTGTGTAATTGTTACTGTATCTGTTGAACTTACTGCTGTGGATATTGCAGTACCTCCTGCTATGTCTATAGTATTACCATCTGATACTGTCTCTGGTGTACCTGTATCTCCTGTAATTGAGAACGAAGTCATTGCACCTCCTCCAGATCCGCTAGATGCTGATGTAATTCTACCTTGTTGATCTACTTGAATTGTAGCATTAGTATAAGTACCTGGTGTTACAGCTGTATTATCTAAGTTTATAGTAATAGTATCAACTGCTGAAGCAACACTTGATAAAGCTACACCACCTGCAATTGTTAATGAATTACCATTTGATATAGTCTGTGTTGGTCCTGTATCTCCTACTAAATTAAAGCTAGCATTAGATACTATATCAGATATTGTTGTTTTAAATACTGCAGGAGTTGCTCCTGAATGTTCTGACCATGGTATAAAAGAATTTTCAGTTGCGGCCTTTGTGCTCTGACGGTATATATAGTTGTCAGTTCCTTCATAGTCTAATTCAAATTGATCTGGATTAGTTGTAGTATTAAGAATTAAACCTGGACCAGCTCCGTAAATAGCTCCGGATGTATACTGTGGTATATTAAGTGTATTACCAACCAGTGTTGCTGCTCCACTTGTTCCTGTTGTCGTTAGGGTTAATGGTGCTTGGAAGTTAGGGAATGTTGTTAAATCACCTGCTCCATTTACATATTGTGCACCAGTACCAGCAAATGCAAAGGCTAGTGTTCCACTACTTGTAATAGGACCTCCCGTTACACCTATAGCATTTCCAGTGATAGAAGCATCTACGCTTGTTACCGCTGTTGAATCTATTGTTATTGAACTTCCTGAGTCAGTAACAGTTATGCTTGTTCCTGCTACTATTTTAACTATATCTACAGTACCGTCACTTCCATCTAATTTGATATCAGAGTCTGATCCATTTTGTACAGAGAATAAATCATAAGTTGTATTACTACCTGCAGGAATTGCTGCCCATGTATTATCACCTCTTAAGAATGTACTAGAACTTGGACTACCACCAGCATTAAGATCTGCTGTAATTGTTCCAGTTGTTGTTATAGTTCCGCCTGTTACATCAATAAAAGTACCGTTGCTTGTTGCAACAGATTTAACAGTCCCTTCAAATTGATCTGTGGAATTAACTGTTACTATGCCTTGTCCATTAACAGGACTAACAGTTACATTTGTACCGGCTATTATTTGATTTACCCCTGCTGATGTGCCTGGGAAGTCTTGTACTTTTATTTTTCTAATTTCATCATTAGTTGAGTCACTAAACCATAAGAAGTCTTCATTAGATATTACTTCTGTTGGTGCTACAAGTATTGCATTATCTACTCCAGCATAATCTATATTTACAGTTGGTGCCTGGTTTGTTCCTGTAACATTTATTCCATTACCAGCTGAAACAGAATTAGTTACACCGTACCCTTGGGCTATAACAAAGTCATATATTTGATCACCTGTTGCTAAAGAAGTTCCTCCATCAACTACTGCTCCAGTGATTGCTGACACAGTAGGATCTGTTGCTGTCCCACCTATAGTAATTGTAGTTGGTGAACCTGATGTTACACTAGTAACACTCCCTGATGGTGCTGCAGGTAACGTTACTGTCTTAACATTAACTGCTGTTGGGTGTCCTGTAGCATCTTGTGTAATAGAATCCACTACTGTAAAAGAAGCTCCAAAAGCCGGACTAGCACTTGATGTAGTATCTGTTCTAGTTGTAGACGAATGAGCAATAGTTAGTTTTTCTGGATTACCTCCAGCTAATAAAAGTTGAGTACCTATTTTAGTTCCTCCTTCAAAAATCACTGCTTCATTATCTGTCACACCACCTGTTGCAAGACCATCACTAATACGCCAACTAGACATTGATCCAGTACCATTTGTAGTCCACTCTAATCCTCCACCAGCAGATACAGTAAGAACTTGACCACTTGCTCCTACACCATTATTTGCTTCTATCTTAGCTACGGCATCTGCCATATCTAAGTACTTTACTCTTAATTTTTTAGTGCCAGCTAAAGTATAAAGATCTACACCATCATAACTTATATCACTCTCACCTAATGAACATGTTCCACCATCCCACATTGGAATAACATTAGCGGTATTATTGCCAGTACATTCTACAAAGGTACCAGTAGTTACATCTAATGTAACCTGCTGTGATCCTCCATTAACACTTATATCTATAGCATTCCCTCCTACAAGTGTAACATCATCAATGGTTCCATCAGAACCTTCTAATGTTAATACTGCATTAGCACCACTTGCAGCTACTGTATAGTCATAGGTTGTATTACCAGCTCCATTTATAGCATCCGCTAAAACCTTTAAAGAAATTAATTCTTGCTCAACTTTTGGCAAGTAGGCCATTACATTCAACTCACTTGAACCTTTTTTAGATAATACCAGAAAGTCATCCTTACCATCAGTATTGATGTCATAAGGTACTGGTGCAAATTTTTTCTTGGAAAATAATCCAATTACGTCTTGTAGTAATGATCCCATTTTTTTCTTTTTTTATACAAACAGTGCAGCTAGTTTAACACTAGCTGTAGCTGAACATGTTATTTTTATATTGCCATCTGTATCATTAAAAGCATCAACTTCAAAAGGTCCTAAAAACCCTTCTTCTCCTGCAGCTAAATTTAATACTGCATTTTCTTTCTTTAACATACCTAATAAAGGGTCAACTACACTAGTTACTACAGGAACTACTGTAGCTGTAATAGCTGAGCCACCTCCATTTTGTACATGAAAGAATTGTTTACCTGTATTCTTAAGTTTGTCTCCCGCTGCATCTGGTGTAACCGTTGTAGGTTCTAGACCAGCTTGTGATATTTGTTGTGCTGTTAATGTTGCCATGTCTAATTATTTTATCCTTTTCTATATCCTCTCTTAAAAGCTGCTGACTGAACAGGTTCTGCTGCTCTAGTAGACTTTTGAGGAGGATTTAATTTATTTTTCTTTGCCATTCTCATTCTAGCTTCAACCGCTTTTCTATTCTTTTTTTGTTGAATAGCTTGAGGTATTGAAGTAGGGTCGTAGTAGTAATTCTCTTTCATGATTTATTTCTTTTTCATTTTCATTTTCATCTTCATCTTTGGTTTTCCACCACCATGCTTGTACCTCATTTCTCTACCCATTCCATACTTCATCTCATTACCCATTCTTTTCATTTCCATTCCACTTCTGGCCATCATAACATCCATTACATCTGATGTGCCCATAAGGCCTCCACCCATTGCATACATGTCTACCATTCTTGGAGTAGCTTCCATACCACCATCTCCCATAGAACCTTTCATCTTACGTGCTCCACCTGCTCCGTATTTTTTCATTTTCATTTTCTTTTTTTTAGAGCCTCCTTTTTTGTAGGACATTCCGGCATCTGTCATATTTTTTGGCATAATTTCTAATTTTTAATTGTTAATATTACTTTTTAATAGTAGTATACTTTTCAAAACCACGGCTTCCAAAGTATGCTACATAGATTGTTACTAATAGTGTTTTTAATAATTCTACCCAACTCTCATCTATATCAAATGCAATATTCAGTGAATCAAGAATTATATAAAGGGAAGTAATTAAAGTCAGATAAATTAAAGTTATAGGTCTTGTATTCTTACTTAACCAACTATCTGATTTCATATCACTATCCCATCTCTTACTAACTTCTTGCATTTCAATCATATCTAACTCAAGAAGCTTCATAGCTTTCTCTTTGTCTTCTGGTGGCATAGCAGGATCTTTATCTATAAGATTCTTTACTATACCAAGAACACCAGAGTCTGGTAATAAATCTCCTACTGTATCTACAATAGCAGAACCATTACCAACAAGGAACTTTCCTACCTTGGTATCTTTAAACTTCTTTCTAGGTTTTTTATCACTCATAATTTTTTATTTTAAGGATATATTCTAATCTCCAAAGGAGTTCTAAATAATACATCATCAGCCTCTAAATTATTACTTGTTGCACTATGTGTATATGTTGCTACTGTAAAGCTAGCATTATTAGCTGATGCAACATTAACTCCAGCACATGCAGACTTTACTGTATCATGAAACATAACCATAACTTTATTTGCATTGACAGAAGAACCATATGTAAATCTATATCTACCTCCTCCTGTACGTGCTGCACTTATACTATTACCTGTATCATTAGACAACACTGTAATAACCGGGTCATTAGCAGAGTCTTGTGATACTAAAGCACACAAGCTTGTATATCCTAATCCGCCACCTGATCCATTACTAGCAGCTGTTATTCTTCCTTGTTGGTCAACAGTAATATCTGCACTTGTATATGATCCAGGTGTTACTGGGGTGTTACTTAAATTAACAACAACCTTTGGTCCCCCGGTTCCTACTGTATCTATTCCTACTCCACCTTCTATATCTACGGTATCTCCATCACTAACTGTTTGATTAGATCCTGAGTCACCACCAATAAGAAAGCTTGACATTCCTCCACCACCTGTTGCATAATTAGGGATGTTTAAAACTCCACTGCTTAATGTTGCAGGTCCTGATGTACCCACTGTAGTTAAACTTAGGCCAGCTCCTGCAGGAACACTTAATGATATTTCATTTGTGCTCTGTGCTACATTTATATTTGAACCCTGTACTATACTTCTAAAGTTAAGTGTTTCACCAACTTTATCTTTCCATATCTTTGCCCCACTACCTACATTATCTGCAGTATTAGGTTCTCCTGTTGTATCAACTTCAACAAAATTATCATCAGCAGATATTGCAAACGTTAAGTTAGAACTTAATGATTTCAAAGATCTATAGAATACAGTACAAGTTTCTTCTTCATCATCTGATTCTGTTTTCTGATATATTTGACCAGTACCAGCAGCCGGAGTTGTAGGTGAGTTTTGGTGCTCACAATGTTCTGCAGCAACATTAAGATCTCTCACCTTTATTACCTTTACAGATTTGTAAGGTATTGGTGATGCTACTCCGGTCATATCTGGCTTTTCACTTACACCTAAGACCAGAACGTCATCAAGTTCTGCCTTTTGAGCAAACTTACCTCTTTTAAGAAGACTTAATACGTCAGTTAAGATGTTCATTTTTTTCTACCTCTTTTACCTTTTTTATTAGAACCTGAGTGTGTCCACCCGCCTAATTTATATTCTTGCATTTTAGATCCACCGTTTGCATAACTTGCAACTCTCTTTGCAGATCCCCCTCTTCTCATTTTATCTTCCATAGATGCCATCATTACTTCATCAACATCACCACCAAGCCTTAATAAGAGCTTCATATCTTTTCTAGAACCACCTTTTTTCATGTAACCCATTCCTGAAACTACACCCGGTGCTTCTTTTTTTAATTCTATTAACCCTTTATGTTTTGGGTTTTTTGGATCTAATTTTTTCATATCTATAATAAGTCTAGTGTTAATGTAAGTATACCCAGGTATACTTTTACTGTTCTGTAATCAGCAGTTTCATCTGGTCCTATCTGCTCCCATCCCAAAGCAAATCTATCATGCGGCCAATGAAATGCTATTTCTAGTTGCCAGTCACTCATAATTTACTTTTTACAGGATTCTGCTTTACATTCCTCACGGCACTGACCAAGACAAACTTTACCAAACGTAATCCATCTTATAAAATAACATATACTCTTCATAATAAAAATTTTATCTACCTTGTCCTCGGTATTTTTGTTTATAACCATTTTGACCTTTGCTTGCATTTTTACTATGCACACCAGGCCTTTTTGTCTTAGTTACTTTTTTGTAACTAGATAAAGTTCTTAGCTTAG